CGTAGATTTGCACAACGTAATACTGCAGGAACGCGTAGTTGATTGACGGCCATGTGATACGCAGACGTGAAAGTGTGGAAGTGCCTACGTTGTAAAACTCCTCCACAAGCGCGATACTTGTGACCTGTGGAACTTCGAACGGCGAAGCGCCGTGATAATCGGCAGGCGGGTGCTCATCAACTATTTGGTCAGTGTACACGCTGTTGTCATATAGCGTGAATGAGACGACCATCTTGCCACGATCGCTTGGGTCACAGGCCAGCACGCGGCAAGGTACTGTGGTCATACCGCAAGGATGCGACACGGTGATCACGTCACCGACGTCGACTGGGAAAAGCGTGTCAAGCGCGTCGAACGACCCTGTCAGGTCGATGAGCGTAGAGTTATTCAAGCGCTGCACAGCGTAGCGATACGCCGTAGATTTGTCCTGAAAGCCAGGCATGCGCAGTTCAGACACTCGCGGAAAATCAGTGCCATTGACGACTTCAGGCAAGATAGCATCAACGTAAACTTCAGTCCATGGCACTGCAGTCGTGTTCGTGTAATATACGCGCACAACATTTGGTTGATTGACCAAAGACTTCTTTTGGATCTTGAATGAACCCTTATACATGTCGCCAGCAGTCACCGCCTGCATCGATGAGTTGTAAGGACCGTCGATGAAGAGGTAGAACTGCGAATCACGCGCAGAGATGAAGCAACTCGCGTACGAGCGCATGGTCTCGATGTAACTCTGCAGCGTGTTCTGTTGCGTGAGCGACTGTCCGATCTGCACGCGCTTCGATGGCGGCGAGGAGTTGGGGACGATCTGTTCGTTGTAGTTCATGGCAGTGAACAATGATTGATCATTCACTGAGCCGCCAAGCCCGTACGCTTCTGATTCTAGCAGATCAGCGAGCATCAGCGCAGGAGTCTGCGTCCACGCACGAGCCGCGGTGTTGGTCTGCACGCGAATCCAGTTCAAGATAGTGCCAGCGCCGGTGATCTCGCACGATAGGTTGCCGCCAGTTGAGACGTAGGTGAATGAATAGAGACCGTCCGCGATGGATGGCATGGCGAAACCAACGTCATTACCATTGATGCTGAATACTATGTTTGAAGTGAATGTGAGATTTGACCATTGAAACGTGACAGTAACGACTTCGCCAGGATAGCCTGTACCATTTTTAGTTGTGATGACGCTATCACCACTAAGATCCACAGAGATGCCGCCATTTCCACCCACAGGCGCTGGAATACCGGCATCGATGTTCCACAGCGCGTCACCTGCTGCAGAGTCCCACCCAATGAAATTGTCGAAAGAATTGACAGGGAGTGGACTGACATTGAATTGACGCAACACTACGTCAAGTGCTGTTCCAGTGACAGACCCATCATCTATGATTGCGAACGTCTCACCAGCTGAATCGCTCGTAAAATCTCCAAGAGCGCCACCTGCAGCATTTGAATTCACCAGATGTGTAACATTACCCGATGTGCTGAAATCGACGAACAAACCGCCATTGGCGAGCGGAAAATCAGCCTGCAAATAGACTGACATATTGAAACCTTTCGCGTAACCAGGGGCACTGATGGAAGCGCTCACTGGAGAGAGATTGGTTTGTCGCGTAGCAGGATCAGAGTTGTGAATGTACAATCCGCCATTGAGACCCATAGAGGCGTAATAGTCGCGACTTGTCGTGCCATTCAGCGTCCATAGAGGGCCTGCGTCCGATACGACTGCTGGCGCGTGGGTGTAAGTGGCTGTTAGCAGATAACCGATGGCGGCTAAGGTCACGCCTGTCGTCTGCTTCTTGAGACGATTCAGAGAATCGAAGAACGTGCTTGATGCTGATGTCATGTCAGTGAATGAGTTCAAATGCGCGAAGCCACTCAGTTCAGCGTCAAGCTGGTTGTTCGTCGTAGAGTATTCACCACCAATCGCGAAACCAGTGGCACCGAGATTGACGACTTGTGCAGTGGTCATCGTAGGCCCAGTGAAGATACCCACGATGCCGTCCATGATAGCGCTCACTTTCGGCGTTGACAGATTCCATGACATCGCGAAGGCAGACACGGTGTTGATGCCGAGAGGGTTGGCCGTCTTGAAGTCCAGAACTGTCGTGCCAGCGGCGTTCTTACCAGTCACGCGAACGCGATTGTCAGTGTCAACATACACCGAGAGTCTGCCACCTCCCGCTTCGTAAATTTTCTGAGTGATACCTGCAGTCGTGATTTTGATAGAACCCATCACGACACCAACTGCGCTGTCAGTACCTGCTGAGGCGAGTGTACCACGATTTCCAGTTGCTTTCACATATTTGTGCGCCGTGCCCTCGTACGCGATCTTCGGACGCGCAGTCGTAGACTTGCTGAAACTCCAATCCACGTTCTGCAAAAATGGCAGACCACGCGGGTCTCGCACTTTCATGCCTCGAATTTGCGCAGTGAACTGCGGAAAGCCGTTACCCGTGCCTGCTGGCACGACAATCACGCTGTAGCACACACCAACTTTCTGACCAGCTACTTGAATCACGCACTTGTCGGCGTAACCTGGGATGACGCTCGCAAGCGTTGGGTCAACACCCTGCGTGGTCGTACCAACGTAATTCGTAATCACGACGCCAGCAGGTACTGGGTCGCCATTCAGCGTGATTGATTCGATAGCGTCAATCTCTCCGACACACCACACGGCGCGCAAGTACAAGTTGTTCCCCACCACTTTGGCCAAAGAGATGATGGGGCCGATGATTTGACGGCCATAGATGATTGGCAGTGGCGTGCCTTGCGCCGCAACGCTTGCCGTGACTGGGCCAGCAGCGACGACGCTGTTGATGGTAGAGCGATCCACATTCACGCTTTGAGGCAGCTGCAGCCAGGGCGGCAGCGTAGGCGTGTTGTTCAGCCACTGCGTCGTACCTGGAGTCGGGGGCGCCGCGACGACGTTGTTGCCTGACGATGAAGAAGCCATTAGTTGCGATACCCGATGACAGGGAGTTCGACGCGAAAGATCAAGTTGCCATCAGCTTGAAAACGTTGAATGTGTGGTGGATCAGTGAAGTAAAGCGAATACGAGTGCCCATCTCCTGGGTGGTTGAATTGCCACACGAAATTCTTGTTGGTGTTGTAGAACGTTTCAACAGTCGCGCGTTCAGTATCGGTGCAGAACGGCAAAATAACAGAACCTGTGTAGACTGGATTACTGAACATGTTTAACACAACGACAGTGCCATCCTCAGCCTGCACGACCTGTGTGCCACCACTTGGCTTGAGATCAGTATCGTAGCCGACAGGTATTGTAGTGTCAAGCGTGTTACCTACGCCAACACCGGGAAGTTGGTAAAGAATAGGCATCAGCGTGGATCCAGAGTGAAGACTTGGTTACCCCACGTAAACTGCTGTCCAGCAGCCGGCATGAAGTTGAAGTAGGGAGGTCCGATGGTGATGTTGGGTATTGTGACACTGCGCGCGTTTGCCGTCTCACAGTTAAGAGTCACGAATTGAACCATATCAGGCATGTCTTGAATCACGCCATCAAATACCATGTAGGCGTCGCCAATAGCGTAAGGCGCCGATCCGAGCAACTTGTAGACGATGACGCGAGAACCACTCGGTGAACTCGACAAGAATACAGATGACCAAGTAAATTGATTGTTAGAGATGATGATCTGTGCTTGCTTGATGCCACCTTCACCCTGCGCGATGTTGGAAACTTTCATGCCAGATTGCAGATACAATTTACTGTTCCATTTAACAGGATCTCCGCTAGAGAGTAGCAAAGTACCTGTTGGCAGATACAATTCTGCTAAGAAAATAGGCGATTGTATGGCTGATTGTATCTGCATAGTTTGCGGTGAAGTGAGCGCTCTCATTGCTGCCACCCTCCAACGTCACTTCCACGAACCGTAGTCACTTGAATTTTGATGGGCGTCGAGACGAATAGATCAACTCCTTGATTGAACGTAGCTGCCGCTGCAGTCTGCGTATCTGCGGCTGTCTGCATAGAGTCGGTAGCTTTCGTAAGAGCATTGTTAACTGCATCAGAGATCGTCTGATTGTCATTTTCTGCGCCTTGCTTGGCGCTTCCAAGCTGCTGATCCGCCTCGTCTTTGACTCCTTGCAGAAAGTTGATGAACTGTTGCGCCATCGCATTCTGCTGGTCAGGTGAGAGATCGTCCCATGCCTGCTGTTCGTCATCTTCGATCCTCTTGACGAGAGCGTTGATTTGGTCAGGATCAGTCGTCCACTTCAGCTGTTCAGAGGCAGTGTTGGCGTCATTGCGATAGTATGCGTACTTTTGGTCAGGCGTCATTTGAGACGTTTGAATACCAGTGATCAAGCTACTGATATCGGAATCGATTTGCTTGGTATAAGCGTCAATGGCTTGCAGATACTGCAATTCCAGCTCATATCGGTTTTGGATCATCGCTTCGAGTTTCTTTTCAGAAGCGTCTGAGCCATCATATGCAGCAGCGAGAGCGAGTATCTGATTGCGGTTATCAACCAACTGATCTGTGAAGGTCGCCTGTGTACCTGACGCAGCTTTTACTGCTGTGGCATAGTCAGCAAACAATTTGTTGTATTTCTGAATATCTGTAGAAAGGTCGCCAGTGAAGCCACCCGTCTGCTGCAGGTCTGCATTGACCTTCGCAAGCGCGTCTCCTGCTTGAAGCCAATTCACCACATCTTGCGGCGATAGAGTATTGATGACGGCTTCGAAACGCTGGCGGAAATTGTCGAACGTGAGGCCAGCACCTGCATCACCAAGTGCTGATATATCAGAATCTGCCGTGTTTTTGTCAGCAGTGTATTGATTTGTAGATAACTCACTAGGAGTGTAGTAAGCCTGTGTATACGTGTTCATCAGTTGTTGCAAGTTCTGGTCACCACCCGCTGCGTCAGCGAGTTGCGAGCTAAACGTAACGAGAGCAGTGCCAGTCTTCGTGAATTTAATGCCAGCAGCGTCAAGCAAGGCGCTAAACGCTTGAGTATCGGCCGATACTCGCTGATAGGTTTGATCAAGAGTCTCACCATCCTTGTTGAGAGCTTCGATCGTCGTGTCAATGTCAGCGAGCGTGGTGTCCTTACCGAATGCGCTCATACCTTTGTTGATGTCACTCTGGGCGTCTATCAAGAACTGCGTGCCCTGATAGAGAGTGTCAGCACTGCTGCGCCACTTGTCTGCGATAGTTTCAGCATTCGACGCAGCGGGCAATAGTGCAAGCAGATTTTCAGCAGTGATGCGCTCCTCAAACTGTTGCATCGTTTCTTTGTACTGTTTACCCATGATCGTGGAAATTTGAGACGTGATATTTCCGCTCTTGTCAGTGATCTGAGTAAACGAGCCAGTAACAAGATCGCCAGCTTTCACGCCCAATTGGGCGGCCGATGTTGCGACAGCTTTCTGGAGACCTGTAAAGAACGCGTTAGCCGCATCAGTTTGATCTTGCGTAGGATCGACGGATACATTACGCCAGGAACGCCCAGAGAAGAGCGAGCCTTTCTTAGATTCGTTGAGCCAATCTTGAACGCTCGCACCACTACTACCGACGTTCAAGCCAGTCGTGACGGTGCCGGTGGGTTTCCAATCTGTGCCAAGCAAGCCACCACCAGTGAACTTGTCGATGAGTGAGAGCGCACCCGAAATCCAACCGATGATAGGCACGAAGTAAGACGCAGCAGCCAACGCTATGCCACCTCCAGTCCCACCCAGCTTGTCACCCAACATGAACCCGCCAAGTACTGGCGCGTATGTGCCGAACGCGTTGCCAAGACCTGTAGTACCAAGCAAACCTGTCTGAGAAGCTCCAGCCGTAGCTCCAGCGAACGCGCCCGTGCCACCTGCGCCAACCGCGCTAGAACCAAAGAGTGAGGTGATGCCGCTCCCGATCAGGCTGTTGCTGCCGAACAAGCTGCCGAGCTGTCCCAGTGAGCCGAGACTGCTGAGCGCTGAGGCACCGCCAAGTGAACCAGCAGCTTGAGAACCGGCAAATGCACCGCTGCCGCCACCGCCAAGCGCGGTGCCTGCGCCACTACCAAGCGTTCCAAGAATCTGGCCCATGCCGAATTGCGCCGTAGCGTAAGTTGGCAAGTTCAGAATCCCTTGGAACATTGAGTTTAAGATGGGATTCAGGAACTGCAGTTCAAGGAACTGCGCGATGATCTGCGTGACCATGTTGCTCACGTCATTGATCAGCGCCTTACCGAAATCTCCCCAGCTCTTGATCTGACCAGTGAAGAACTTGGCCGCGTCGCTCGCCATCGAGTCGAAACCACTCTTCCAAGAATTTGCGTAGTCTGTCAAGATCTGGCGAGCTTGAGTGATTGACTGTTTCTGGTCGTACTGCTGCGCGACGAAATTGCGCATGTCAACGATGGCTTCAGCAGTCAGCGGGTGCAGGGCCTGTAACGCCGGTGACAGCTTAATGTATTCGTCGATGACCTTGTTCGTAGCTTCTTGGACAGCTTTCTGCTTATCAGTGAGCGCGTCCAGCGAATCGTCTTGCAGGAGCTGGCGCTCAAAGCGGCCAATGACGTCGGCTTCTTGCTGGGCTTTCTTGATCTCATTGTCACGCGCTGTCGCTAGATCATTGACAGTTTGAGTGACTTTCGCGACGATTCCAGCTTCGGTCAAGCCAAGCGCTGGGTAATCTCGCGTCAACGCTTCTTCTTTCTGCTTGATGAGCGCCGCCTCACCAACAGCCTTCGTGTACTTATCATAAGCTGCTGTCACAGGGTTGATATTCGCCTGAGCTTGAGCGTCGAGACCTACCAACTTGTTGTCGAGATCGGCCAGTTCAGTCTTGGCTTGCGTTAACTTTTTCAGTGCTGCTACACTATCGTCGATGGGAGGTGCGAAGTCACGCAGACTGGACGTGAAGTCCTTATTCTTCTGAATGTTGCCAGCGATGACATCCTGATTCTTCTGAAACTGCTCATTGAGTTCGTCGATAAACTTCTGCGGATCAAACCCTTCCTGGAATTTCTGGTATGACGCGAACAGCTCGTCTGTGGTCTTCTGATTGCTCTCAGAAGTCTTCTCGTAATTCTGCGTCGCGTCAGACGCGTCTTGCCACGCCTTAGTCTCCTTCACGAGAAGATCACGAAGGTCAGCCTTGGCTTTGATCATGGCTTCATCAGTGTCACTGACGCCGCCCATGTCCTTCATATACTGAATGGTGTCCTGCTGGGCTTTCACAGCGATATCAGAGTTGCGCGCAGAGAGTTGCGCGCCGGCTTGCTCCATGCGAGCCCACACAGTTTCGATGCCAGAGATCGACGTCTTGAGAGCGTCCCACGTCAGCGAAAGAAACCGCGAACTTTCAACGACGTATCCGATTCCCTTACCAATATCAGCGAGCGCTGAGGTAGCGTTAAGTCCAAAAGATTTTGCGACTGTGTCACTCTCAACGAACGCGTCTTTGAAATCTTTGGTCAGCACTTGGATGATGGCTTTCAGGTAATCTAGGACACCACCTTTAATCATCACAGCCTCCATGAACTCATCCCACGCATGGGTGAGTTGGTTCATGGTGCCTGTCCACGTGGTGCCCATCTGCGCCGCCGCGTCACGGAACTTAGATGAGGGATCCTCCCATGCAGCGATGAGCTTGTCACGAATGTCTTTCGCGCTGTAGTCGACGCCACGCTGCAGGTCGAGCATGGCAGCGAGACCACGATCGCGAAATGCGCCAGCACCGTTGCCCCCCTGAGTCATCATGCGGATGACTTCAGTCGTAGTCTCATCGATTGTCTGACCTGTCGCTGAGGCTAGATCGCCGATGAGCGGGATCCAGGCCTGCACAGCTTCCACGTTGCCCTTGAAGACGCCTGTCAGTTGCAGCGCAGAATTGCCCACGTCTTTCATGCCGAAGGCAGTGCTGCCGGCGTACTTCTGCAGATTCTCGAACAGTTCAAGCGCTTTCGTGCCGTCGCCGACAAGCGCGTTTAAGCGAATGCGAAGATTCTCTGCTTCGGAACCTGCTTCGATGAATTGGTGAGCGATCTCGATCAATCCAAGGACTTCAATCAGTTGCTTGCCCTTCTCAATGAGAGCGTCGAAACCTTGCTCACTCTTCTCAGCAGACTCCTTGAGCTTCTCAATTCCTGATGCAGTCTCTTCAGAACTCTTCTCGATGGATTCGAGCGCCTTGAGCGCCTTCTCCATCATTGACTGAAACGCTGAGTTGGCGTCCGAAGCGCCCTGTTTCGCTCCGGAGGCGTCAACTGTTACGCGTAGTTTGGCTTCGCCTAGATCCATGGTTCAGGAACTCTTCGTCAAGAATCTGAATGAGTCTAACAAATCTTCTGAGGTCATCGACATCGTCTGGAAACTCTCTCGCGTAAGCGAGTATACTTTCCAGGCTCAAACTGCATGTCGTGATCTGAACCACAGGCTGTCCTGCTAGAGAACCTTCAGTCCTCTTGCGCACTCGCGACTTGTTTAAAATCGCGAATGAGCGTAGCAGGTGTCCATACTCCCAATCATATCCTTGATCAGGCTCGTCATCTAGTACATCTGGTCGCTCGCCAGTTTGTTTCTCGATGAGTTTCAGGAAGCTTGCGTGACTTCCCCAACCCCAAGACCACTGGACGAGCTTGCGGAGTTTCCCTCTTCTTCCTCTTCGACTGCCACGCGATACTGGTCGAAGTCTTGCGACATGTTCGCAACGAGGTCGCGGAATTCCACGTAATCCTCGTGCTTGAGAACCTTTAAGCGGTTCTCATAGGTGTCCTCGATCACGGCACCCGCGGTGCCGGTAATGTCACCCGCGCCGTCACGGAAGCCCTTCATCTCGAGCAAGATCGTTTCGGCGACGGCCGCGCACACAGCGTCATCGATGACGCCGGCAGGGATCTTGCCGCGACGGAAGTTGCGGTACTGCTCGAGCGAGCCACGCATCTTCTTCTGGTATTTCGGGTTGTCGGCGCGCGCCACGCGGATGTGCGCGTCGTCGCCAAACTTGCGGATGATGCCTTCTTCCGCCTTCTGCTTATCTTGCTTGAAATCGCGGATATCGAACATTGAAACACTCCTCGAGGGTTAACGGGGGCTGGGTTAGCAATATAGCCACACACTAACCCAGCCGCCAGGGGGCTGGAAACTTATGGATCCAGCATATCGAACTGCAGCGTAGCGTTGGAGATGGTGGAGTCGAGAATCGCAGTGAAGTTCAAGTCACCCATGACCGGCTGGTTTTTGCCGCCGACCTGATTGACGAAGTCGCTGAACTGGAGGTTATTCACCGTTACCACGAACACGTTGCCGGCAGGGTCGGTCATCACATAACTGACGCTGCCCGGCGTGTGCGCGAAGAACGCATCCACAGCGGCGAGTCCGCCCTGAAAGTACGTGCTCAGTGTGCCTGTCAAGCCGAACTGGCCCCAACCCATGCGGGCGACGTTGATGCCGGCGTCGCGACGACCGTTGTTCGTGACCGAGGCGTTGATACCCTTCACTGCCATGACCGTCGGCGTGACCAGCGTGCCATTCACGATGAACTGGCCGATATTGCCGGTCAGGCCAGCGAATGACTGGTTAGTAGGCGCCGCTGTGTATGCACCGCCCGACAATGAGGTGCCATACGGCGTCAAGCACGCCATGCCCATGAACTGCATGTCACCAGTCACGATCTGCTCGGCTTGTGCGTTGAGCGTCATTGTGTTGGCTTGGCAGCCGAGATAGCCGAAGATGTGCTTATTCGACGCGGCTTGGTCGGTGAACACCTTTTCCAAAGTGTAGGTCTTCTGCGCAACACCGTTGCGGTAGTACTTACCTTTGGCCGTCGTGATCGTCTGGGCGCCAGACGGCAGTGTCGCGCCAGTGACCGTGATGCTCGCGCCGGAGCCGCCAATCGCCGTGATCTTGACGATGTAGCGGGTGCCGCTGATCACGATGCTGAGCCACTGACCCACTGTGCAGACCGAGAACGGCGTGCCAGTCGTGGCGGTGAAGACCGCGCCGGCGACGGTGCCTGCGACGGTCGTCAGTGAGACCGGCGTCGAGAGCGTGTTGCACATCATGCCCGGCAACAGCACGTCCAAGTTGCCGTAGCTGAAGTCGAAGCCGAAACCGCCGGACGGGACCATGTTCGTCATGATCAGGCCAGATAGGTTGCGGTCGGCGCGGATGGTGTTGGATTCGGCCGTACCCTTCTGCGACTTCAGCGAGACGCTGCTGACGTTGAGTAGGGTGTACGGGCCAGTTGCGGCAGTGCCGGCCGTTGTTTCGGCGCCGACCGCCAGTTGAATCGCATTGCTGTCGCTCATTGGGATGCTCCAGTAATTCTTTGGAATTCATTCCAGGTATTGCCTGGTGTGCCTGGCGGGAGCCTGGCGACCCTCCTGGTATGAGGCCTATATGTCTATATTACCCAATTTTCCATGATCCCTAGGATTCCCTGGTGCACACGTCAACTCGTGACTCGTTCGAAAAAGAATGGCACTCGCACGTCAATGCGGTTCCACGTCGTTTTCCCTGCGCCGAGGTTTTGCTTGCCTGCACTCGTCAGGCGGATGATGCCGATCGTCTGGTACTTCATGACGTTCGCCACCGCATCAGCCAAACTCCACGCTGCGACGTCGCCCACGCCCTGCACCGTAAAAGTCTGGAACCACGCAATGCCTGTCACTCTCTCCCACGTGGAGTCGAGGTTGGGCTGCGGGTCACCAAGAAGCACCGACATCCGAACGTAGGGACCTGTCCAGTCGGTTGAGATCGGCTCGTCCTGGTACACCACCTTGGCACCAGTGAAGTTGGTACCAAAGTATTGGGTGAGTAAGAGGACCGCTTGACTATCAGTCAGGCCTGACATCTCAGCTCACCTTGAAGTTGCGAGTAAGTTCTTCCAGCGTCAGCATCATCATGCCGCGCGGGGCCTGTGAAGAGAAGATGCCACCACCTCCCTCAGGGTTGGAGCCTTGTGTCGTCTTGGGGCCGACGCCTGGGTATCCACCGAACTCCACGACAGCGGCGTACGGCAGACCGTTCGTGATCTCAATCGTCGGGAATTGTGGCAAGTCGGATGGCACCGTCTGGTTGCCAGACTCGCCAGGCGTCGTCACGAAAATGAGTTCATTGACACTCACGTTCCACGCTGAGCGCAGGTAGCCGTGATCGACGGGCGTCTTCAACACGACGCCGGTCAAGATGTCCATCGCCATCTTACGTGCGATGACACCAGGCTGGAGATTCAGCTTGTTGGCGGCAGCGGTGAGGTCGTCAGCGAAGCTCACGTCACCACCCGCTTCGTGCGACACAGTAAGACGAAGGACGCGTGCGCAGGGTCCTCATTCATCAACATGATCTCGTAGTACGCAGAGAGCTGCTGAATGACGTCGCCGACCTTGATGCCTGGCGCCAGCGCCTGAAGCACGAGCGCTTGGCGATCCTGATAACTGATTTCGAAGTCTGCCCAGCGATCACGCTGGACTTTCATCCAGATGATCTTGACGTCAGACAGGACCGTCTGAGGGCGAGTGTATAGGCCGGTTGAGAGGTCGCGAACGGGGTCTCCGTCGTAGCGAATGATGTTCGTCGTCTCGACGACATCACCTACCGCCGTAAACGCAGAGGCCGCAGCTTTGGCGATAGCAGCTTTAAGGCCCACGTTACCCTCTCATGAGTTCGACACCAGTATTGCAGAACGGGGCTATCATCGACCAAACTTCCTTCGAGATCGTGTCAATGCGGTCGTACTTGTCGACCTTCACGTCAATCTCGCCGGCCTTGATCTCGCTGAATCCCTCGGTTCCGACTTCGCTGGTGCGGTCTTGCTGGATGAACAGGAAAGCAAGTTCCGCTTGAGCGTTCTTCAGGAACGTGGGGATCTCGGTGGCTGCGAACATCCACCCATCTTGATCTGCGACGTAATAGCGAGGCCAACGCAGACCTTGCACTTTGTTGGTGCGCAGACCCTGCCAGTCTTGGCGATCCAACGTCCTGCATGCCCAAAGGAGTGCAGGCGTCTTGACGGCATCCGGATCAGCCGACGTCCAGGCGTCGTTGAACAGCCGTGACGCGTGATACGCGTCCGCTTCTGCGAGAGAGCAGTAGCTGTTCTGTGACGGGTCGCCTGGAGTCGAGTTGATCGTGGGCACGACTTACTTCGCCTTGTCCTTGACGCTCGCAGTCGCGGCCTGCTTGGCAGCGATGTCGGCCTGGCTGGGCGGGTTCAGGGCGGCGGAGGTCATCGCGACCTTGCTGTCCGCAGCCGCTTCGTCGGCTTCTTTCTTCGAGAAGTCGTCCTGTTCGCCGGTGGTCTCTTCGCCGACGCGTTCCCAGCCGCTCGCGTTGAGCTGCATGTCGGACGTCAGAGAGCCTTGGGCGTAGTCGGCCTCGTTGACGATCATCGTCTCGCCGGTCGCCTTGTTGCGCACTTTCACAGTGGGTACACGCATAGAATACTCCTTGAGTGAGAGAGGTGGGCGGCCTTCGAGGATCGAGACCGCCCACCATCCCAGGCTGGTTGGGGAATCAGCCGAGGATCAGGCAGCCGCAGTTGCCGTCGACCACCGCGCCGCCGTACAGGACGTCGAATTCCCAGATGACGGCCTTGTGCACGCGGGTCACTTCCAAGCGGAGCGTGATCTGCGTGAGCGGGTCCTGCATCGACATGATCTTGCTGCCGAAGGCGAGGTCCGCGGTGCTCTGAACCAGCGGGCGCATCGCGAAAGCGAGGGCGCGCGGGTGGAAGAGCACGTTCGCCGTGAAGGAAGCGAGGAACGTGATCGCCGTGGTGGAGACCGGCGAGGTGGCGAGAGCCGGCGAGATGGTGAGCGTCGACTTGTTGGACGCAACCGTCGTGGCGCTCACGACGACATACTGCGTCGTGTCGCCGGCGATCGTGAAGTGATCACCCGGGGTCGGCTGGCCGAGCGAGCTGGCCACGACCGGCAGCGTCGACTGGCCGGCGGTGCCGCCAGCGGTGTCGACAGTCACGGTGCCGGTGGCGCCAAGCGTGTGGGTCGGGGCCTGCTGGTCGACGTAGAAATTCACGCCATACTTGCGGCCGAGCGCGCCTTCGATCTTCGGACCCTGGTCGCCGGTCTGTTCGAAGTTAGCGAAGACGGCGAGGCCGAGCGCGTTGGCTTCGGCGTTCGGGTCGAGAACCAGGTTGCGCTTACGCTCGTCGGGGCACTTCTGCTGAACGAGCTTCTTGCGACCGTTGATGACGGCCGTGGCGTCGGACGCGAACGGCGTGGTGCCGGCCGTGCCGGTGAACGACGGAATCTGCAGCGACTGCGTGAACAGGTAGCTGTTGATGGTGCTCGCGATCGCGTCGATGGCCGAGTAGGTCTGCATCGGCAAGAACGCGTCGTTCGTGTCGATCAACTGCATGTCCTTGTCGGTCAAGTTGAAGTCCGTCATCTTCCACTGATCGAGCGGGATGGGGACGGTGGTCGGCGTGTGACTGGACAGAGCCGGCTTGGTGTTGCTCGGCGTGACGTCGGTCGCGGTCTGCGCGGCGGGGATCTGGACGTTGATCACGTCGCCCTTCTTCGCGGCATCGGCGGCGTAGTCCGAATTTGCAAGCTGCGGCATGACGAGCCGGCCACGCAGGACGAGCAGTGCGCGAGCCAAGATCTTCGGGATGATACTGTTCAGTGTATTGGACATGAGTCGTTCCTCAAAGCGAGATGGGGAGAGTTTGCTCTACGAAACGCAGGCAGCTCGTGCCAAGCGCTTTGTGACCCGACTCGGGGTCAGAGGTTTGCTACGGTGACAGCACCTTTCGCGATGTCCTCGAGATTGCGGGACAACGCATTCTGGTCACCAGCATCCACGACTTTCGGGCGAGGATTGCCGTTCGGGTTGGCGTTGCCAGGCTTGGTGCCGTTGCCCGGAGTCCCTACCGCCTTGAATGCGGCAGCGAAGTCCTGGGATGACGACATTTCGTCGACGAGCTGGTCCAGCGTCATATTCGACGTCTTGCCGTCTTGGTAGTGAATGCGCGCGTTGCCCTCGGCGTCGATCACATTCACAGCGAAACCGGATTCCGTCCGGTCCATTCGTAGCTGGCTGCGCAGGTGCGGCAGCAGCAGTTTCACGTTGCCACCCTTCGACGACAGCGCAGACGATGCGGCGTTGTCGACCATCACGACCTGCAACTGCGTCATGAGCGACTTGAGCTCGGTGTCTTTCGCAGTGAGTTGTGCGTTGAACTGCGACTGCTGCTGGTCGAGGGCGGCCTTGACCTTCGCCTTGGCCTGCTCTTCGGGGTTCAAGTTGCCGTACTCAGCAAGCTTGGCGATGGCGGCCTTGGCGTCGTCCGGCTTCATGTCGCCGAACGCTTGCAGAGAATTCTTGAGGGTCGTGATCTCGGTCGTCTTCTTCGCGAGCGTCGTCTTGAGACCGTTGATGTCCTCCAACGCGTAGCCGTCGACCGGCTCGACGTCGAGAACGAAATGGTCATCGACCTGGCGATAGAGCGCCTTGATGGCGTCCGAGAGGTTGTCCAGATTCGGCAATCGAGCTTTCAGAGCCACGGCAATTTTCCCCAACGGCAATTAACGACGTGATGGGGAGATTATATACCGATTGAGTATACTTGTACACATTTTCAACTCAACTTTTAGCTACCCTGAATCTCATCGACGAGTGCAGCTTGAGCGTGAGTCACGAGTCCCAATTGATAGTATGGTGGACAGTTCGCGCCTAGCGCTTTAAGCGTCATGGCTCCACCTGCGAACCCCTGGCGGTTATCGAGAATCAGCACAGCGTGTGTCGCTTCACGCTCTCCCATTCGCAACTGACGCGCCACCTCCTCCAGCTCAGATGCGAGCATGAGCGATGATTCTACGTTCTGGCGCAGCGTGCGAAGTTCACCCATATCTCTTCTCCAGTTCAGCGACGCTCAGCACGTTACCCTGCTGTGAGAGCATGTCGCGAAGATTCAAGTTGCCTTTGGACCAAAGTTCATAGCGGCTGGGGCCGAGCACGTCTTGCTGAAACGCTTCCGGCTTGGTCGCGAGCCAGTCATTGTAAGTCACGCTGTCGGCCACCTCACCGTCCATTGAGGCGCGTGTGCTGTCTGGCACGTCACTCATGTCGTCTTGAGTGGAGGACGAGAGCTCGTCCCAACTCTTCGTGACCGGCACTTGCGCGCAGCGACAGTTGCCGTGAGCGGTGGCGCCAGGGAACGGTAGATCATGTCCGATGGGGTTGTAGTCGAGATCCCACTGAAGCCCGTCGAGAGCGCCACACTCGACGCACGTGTTAGCATCGAGAGTCGCGACCCACTGGAAACCTTTCACGACGTCTGAGCTATCTTGGTACATCTGCAGGCGCGCTTCGTTGGCCACGTTGATGGTCGACGTGCGCACTGCAGTAGCGATGTTGTTGGTGGCGCTGGACAGCGCTCCGGACTCGTCGATGGCGTTGATCATGTCGCCGACAGAGGCGCCGTAGACAGCGCCATTGCGGATCACGTCGGCGTAAGCAGCGGCGGTCGAGTCTGGCCACTGGTCCCAGAAGTCAGCCATCGAGCGACCACCCAGCACGGCGCTGTCGTCCATTAGCGCCTGCAGCTTGTCAAGCGTGAGGACTGGCGAAGTGAGGTCGTACGACAGCACCTCATTGATGTCAGTCGAAGTGCGGTTCTGAATGAGGTCAGCGATACGCGCAGCGCCTTCCGCGTTCACATTCAGCGCCTTCTCTGCGAACGTCTCCAGCATGTCTTTGATGTCTGACATCAGCCGGCGAGTGCGGGATCGCGTGTAGCGACTGAGGTCGGTGCGCTTCAAGAGCGTCACGATCTGGTCCTGCACTTGCTGAAACTGGTCGATGAGAGAGCCACTGAGTCCTTCAGCGGCTCTGATCATCATCACCTGACGATTGAGCAGGTCGTCCAGCAGCTTATCCGTCAGGTTGGCCATCTTCAGCTCTTCTGCTCGACCGGCACCGGCGTAAAGTCGACGTAGTACTGCTCACCGGGATTCAGCGTGCCGACGAGTGCTGGATTGTTGACTGTCAGTTCGAAACGACCGGATGGACTAAACTTGGCGAAGGTATTATCTTCGTCAAGGCCAGCGGTCGGTCCATTACCTTGCTCGTAACCGCCTTTTTTGCACACGGGCCGAAACACCCACGTCTCGGACGGTGATGCAGCGGTGCCGTGTCGGGTGACGGTTTCGAGAGTGACTTTTGCACGAGTACGATTTGACATTGTCATTTTTCCTTGGTTAGTTTAGGTGGTGCAAGCACTAACCACGAGAGTTGATTCTTGCTCCGGGTTCGTGAAGTTCGAAATTTTACAGCAGCGCGACCAGCACGTCGAGACACATGAAGACCCAGGCACCGATGAATGCAATCCACCCAACGTTCGAGTCTTGATCCCAACGAGCCATGCCCCAACGCCACGCCATGCGAAACAGCCACCACGTGACGAGCGTCAGCAACACGATCACGATCGTCTTCACGGTGCGCCTCCTGGGTTGCCGCTCGTTGGGATAGGTCTCGTAACGGCGTTGGCGTTCTCGACAGCAACGCGAGCCGCCTCCTCGTCAGGGTCGAACTCGTCGAACAGGCCGCGGCGGATGATCTCCTGGTAGAACAGTTCACGACTGATCTCGCCAGCGAGACGGGCCTTCAGCAGGAAGTTCAGTTCAGCGACGTCGTTGAGCGACAGACCAAAGTCTGTGTTCATCTCGATGTCAATGTTCGGGTCGGTGAGATTCAGCCACATCGCAGCCAGCTTGTAGCCTTGCACGATGCCAGCTTCGAGACTCACGACCATCGACTGCAGGTCCGACTGCTTCTCGGCAGTGTCGATGGTCTTCGCGGTTGCTGTCGGGTTGCCTGACTTCTGCTTCGCCAGCAAGTCGGCGCCCATCACGTCCATGCGAATTTCCAACGCTTCGAGATCCTTGAAGCCTTGCGCGAGAGCGTTGCCAGTCGGCTCAATCCACGCGATCTTCGCTTGCGGGTTCTTGCTGACGAACGCGTTGTTGGCGGCTACGACGCGATTGACCTCGTCCTTGTCGAAACCAGCAAAGTGCAGGAACGGTACGCGCGCATAGTGCAGCGCAGTATCCTGATCCGACTGTGACTGGTAGTGGCGGAGGTTGAGCCACGCGAGGTCTTCCAGCGGAGACGTAGCTTGCATCTCGTCAGTCTGCGTGGCGATCGAATACGTGACGACGAGCGGGATGACACCGAGTGGGTTTTCACGTTGGACGTCCAGTGAGTAGTCGACCTTCGTCTTGCCGTCTTGGTCGACGGGCTTCTTGTAGCGCGTCACCATGCCCGGTTCCCAGACCGTGATGATGCTCCACTCCTCGTCGTTCGCGTCGGTCTCGCAGGTGCGGATGTGCAGCTCGACGAGAGTCGACTTGCCGGTATCGTCGTTCTCGATGTTCCAGTAGATGATGGAGTCCGGCTGCACGCGGCAAAAGTACGGGTGGATGTTCTTCGCCATTTGGTCGGCGCGAGTCGTGGTCTCTGGGTCGTACGCTGGGTTGTCGACGAGGAAGTACTGTAGACCGTACGTCAGCTTGTCCGTCAACTGCTTGTGGCAGAACTGCGTGAGCGTGAGGCCATTGCGGTCAATGTCGGTTTCGAGCACCTCGAGCTCAGCCGGGATCTCGATCACCTTCACCGCTTCGCTGAACGGCTTGGCAGCAAGCACGCGATTCGTGCGCTTGAAGGCGTTGTACAGTGTCGATGAGGCGACACGTGCGTGGTAGTGCAGCGGGTTCTCCATCGGCCACATAGGCAGGAATTCTTTAGCGTTGTCGCGCATTGCCTGCGTGCCCTGCATAAGGGCTTGTGGCAGCGCCCAACGCTCCGCTAAGGCTTTGTACGCCTTGCTTTCGTCACCGATCTTGAATATCATGGTCGTCTCTCACAGTATCAGGCTGAGGGCGTGTGTCTGGTCGGAGTCGACGCTAAGCTCGTAGGTGACTTCATCGTACAGGTGGTCTTCACATCCTGTGTCAACCACTTCATAGTCGTTCGGGTCGCGAGGCAGCGGTGGAATCAGCTTACGAAAGTCTCGGCACGTGTCAAAAACGAAGAGGCCGGGTTTCTCCATGGGGATGTTCTTCTCATACGCCACTAACCCGGCTTCCAGGGCGCTGCGCAGCAGCGAGAGTCGAGTACGACGAGAACCCGGCCCTTTTGGTGCGGGAATGAAAGAGATTCCACAGTCCTCCATTTCCGAGGCGATAGTCTTGTTGAAGCCGTTCGCGTCGCCATAGATGGCGCTGTCAGCAGCACCCGCGGCGCACCTGCTGTGTATGCCGAGCCGCTGTTCGATCGCCTTGGCCTCTTCAGCGATGCGGATGTTTGTGTAGCGGAGACCTTCGTTGGGTTGTCCGTTGGATCCGTACCACTCATGGATTCGAACCTTAGTACCGCGGGAAAAGGTTCGGGTGGTTCCATCGGCGAGGCGAATCTCTTCGCCCGTGGCGGTAGCATGCCATCCGATGCTGAAGGGTCGGGCACTGCCCCAGTCGAAACTGCGAGTGATGCGCCAGTGGTCGGGGATCTTGAAAGGAGCGATGACATGAACGCGCTCGTTATAAACGTCATCGACAGCACCACCGGCATTGATATCCCAACTGCCATCCAACCACGCCTTACGGACGTTCGGGTCACGGATCGCCTCCAACCGTTGAATGTACTGCGGATCTGCCTTCAAGAGGTACGCGTTCTCGCGCACGTTGCCATGTATCGCGACTCGCTCGTTGCCGTGCTCGTCGCAGATTACGCTGCCTCGAGCTCCGGGCGTGATGAAGTACTCCTTGACCGCTCTGTGGCCGATGCCAAAGGGATTGGTCGTAGAGCGCAGCATGCGCGGCACTCCCAACATGCTGCAGCGCAGGCATGACTTCATCATGTGATACGGTTCGAGGTCTGACCACGCCGTCAGCTCCTCCCACGCGATGAACGGGTACTCATGGCCGTGGTAGTCCCAGTAGTCGTCGACAGTCTTGATCTGCCGAAGCAGCAGCGACTCACCGCCGGGGAAGTGCCACGTATGGTCCGACTTGTTGTAGCGCGCACCAGGGAAGATGCGATAGAACAGGCGCTGCGACTTGACGATGAGGTCAGCGAGCTGTTTGTACGTCTGACGGAAGATGATGCCACGCCAGTAGTCGCCGTAGCCTCTGCCGACGTGCATGGCGTAGGCCATGAGCAGGGCTTCAGTCTTACCCGGACCGCGTGTTCCCTCATACAGCGCCTCTCGTATCGGGCATGTTAAGAAGAGAACTTGCGAGCCAGGCAGCGGCGCCCACGCTACGTTAACATCTTCTTGTGATGCTCCGAAGCCTGCTGCAACCACGACTGTTTCCCATCTGTCGGTTCGCTCGGAACCAGCATGACGCCTGACTGCCCTCCTGGCAAGACCGGCGGCGTATGAACCGTTTCAGGCTTCCCGAACCCTCGGTCGAGAAGCAACTTCGCAGCGATGACTCTCGCTTGCGGGTTGAGACGGCGGTTACTGCATATTTCGACCAAAGTGGCGACGGCAACAGCGGCATGCGGTATCACCATGCCTCGAACTAGCCTGTCACGGTCTGCGGGTGAGAGCTTGCCGGCCAGTTCTTCTGCGATGTTCTCACTCATGACGCTGATTATACATCACAGAAGTATACATGTACACATTGCGACATAATTTCGTTGAGCCGCAGTTCAGCCGCTAATACGAGCGCTATAACGTGACATGTGTGTAGTCGAGTGCATACTCCGGTATGCAGACTCAGGCTACCCAGGGGGATGGGTATGCAGCCGAGTACAAGCTTGACCTGGGGTCAGGTATTGTGGGGGTATTAGAGCACAAAATCAATAACTTAGGTCCGCGATTCCTGCTATTTTGGGCCAAAATGCACGCAGGGTGCACGTCGGGTGCCGGTTGAGGGTCACCGATAAGGCCGTCCCCTCATTCCCCGCTTCTTGGCAGCAATGGGGTCCAAGCGGACCTTGAGCCACTCCGCCTTGAGCAGCCACTCATCCCCCTTGGCATCGAGCTTCTCAATAATTGAGGCCATCGTCGTGGCATTTTCACACACAGTCGGGAACCAGAGATGTGGTTCGTCGTAGATGTACGCCTCAAACACGAACTCCCTGGGTGGTCGCAGCACAGCACTCCACGCCCTAAAGTCGTGATCATCAGGACCATAGACGATCCCCCAATCGTGCCACGTGACGTCCACTACACCTTGCGTGATGTCGATATCTAAGAAGAAGTGGTCAATCCTGTTCTTCGCCCAGAACAGGTACCACATATTTTTGAAGTGCCAATCCAACTTCTGGACGTTGTCGTCACCGTGAGAGTTGCTCGCGCGCTGGCACCGGATGTCGAGTTTCGCCCCTTCGGAGTGTATGCGAACGCGCTTAATGAAGATCGCTTCGACCTCTTCGAGCCATAAGATCTTCAGCAACATGTTGCGAACCATGCGCTTGACTGCAGCTTCGAACTTATTCTTACGCTTCACCGGTCACCCCCAGGTCCGACGCGTGCTGCCGCCAGTGGCGCGGCTGACCCAGCAACATGAGACATCGAGACTGCACTATGACCTGTGTCGCGGTTTCGACTGACTCGTCGAAAACGCGATACGTTCCTTGGTGCAGGTTCCAACTCTCACCTCGCGGCTCCGCGTACCGCTCGAAGTCATGCGTCAGCGCGATCAGCGGCTCACCTTCTGCCAGCGACTGGTACGAGCCGATGGCGTCGAGAAACTGCGCCAGCTGTTTAGCGACGCCTACTTCAGCAGCTCTCGTGTCACCTTCCTTGACCTTGAACCACTTGGCAGGGAATAAAGGCGTGACGAACCAATTCCCACTAAGCTCACCATTAACGAGTTCCTGATCCAAGCGCGCAAGTCCTACCGCGTGCAGATAGACTACGTTATTTCGGGTAGTGAACATCGAGGATCCTCCTGAACTCTTTGGCCGTATCTTCGTCGTTCCACGCGCGACACAGGCCAGACGGGTGGGGTATCACGATGACCGTGGCGTACTGGTCGCAGTCACACCCATGACTCACCTGAATGGTTCGTGAGACGAACGGGGCATACGGGAACCCACACGCCCGAGCCACGTCGGCTCCGCAGAGCAGGACGCAGTCACCGGGTTTCACGTGCGGCAGCAGCTTGTGCCAGTTCTGCAGGGCGACGTTGAAGCTCCACGTGCCCGGGCTACAGAGATTCGTAGAGCGAATCTTCGTAGCGTCGACCAAGTCCAGCCCAAACGACTCTAGCTTCGTTCGGCCTGGACCAGATCGAAACGCACCAGCATTCACCAGCTGCTCGAACGTGAGCGCTTTTCCCGGCGTCTCATTCGCCGTCTTGCCGACTACGTACATCATCTCTCAGGTCTCCATATCAGGTTTATGCGTCAGCAGCAGTTGAGGCTGCAATGGTTGATTGAACGTCAACACCTGATGCCACAGCAGTCCGCTCCACAGCACGCGCAGGCGGTCGCGCCACCCTAGGCGCCAGCAAAAGGTCAGTGTTCCGTTTAGCGCTTTGTGCGCGGGGAGCGGACGGTATTCCGGCTGATCCTTGGCGTACACGCACGCCTGCTCGGGGAACTCAATCAGTTCTGGATAGGTGCTCATCCGTAGTACTCCACATTCCAAAGGGGGCATGCCGACGCAAAGCACACGCCGACTTCATCGAACCGTTTTCCGCAAAGCATGCACATCATTTCCTGTTCCTCATCTCTCTGTCAACTTGGTCGAAGTGCTCGATGACGTCTTCCGCCATGAACACCATAGTCTTGTTCAGGTCGTCTATCGGCTTGGTGCGTACGTGTTGCAGCACTCGCCGAAACATGCCTGATGCGCCAGCC